TATTCATTAAATCAATTTCTTCAATCATATCATTGAAGAATTTTTCAATATCCTTATTAGGGCACTTGATGTTTAATTTGCTAATCGGGTATGTACTATGCAAATTAATAGCATTATGAACGAATGGGTTTAAGGCATAGAAGCTACGACACCAGGCGTTAATAGTGGCTCTGTCTCTTGGAAGATTTATATTGCTGTTGAGCCATAATGGAGAGTATACTTCCGGAGTTTGTTTTACAGAATCTCCACTTCCGCCACGATAATTACTACTGCTAACAACTTGCGCAAATTTATTCAATCCAATGGAAGATGTTACATTGGAATTAGAAGTCATTATATTTTCTTTGGTGGGAGAAGAGGATCCATCTCTAAATAATCCGTTTTCTACCTCTGTTCCTAACACTTCTCTTCGATGTTGAGAAACACCATATGCCATTAATGCGCTAACTTGAGGGACAGCCGACCTATTTGTAAGAAATTTTTCAGAATTGGAGGGACCGACCCACTGACTCTGTTTTTTGTTATTATTAGACATTTAGCCTCGTTCTCATTACAATTATACTATCCCTACATAGTAATATATCCAATATCACCTTATTTTATACCCTACGTTTAATATATCCCGTGATCGCTAGCGGTTTATTTTGATCTTTCAATGATTGCTGAAAGTTTAGAGGATTATTGCTAGTAAACCCTTTAGTTATGATGAATTTATATGCAATATATGCATTCAATAAAGCCATAAAACCATCGTTAGGGGTGCTTCCTTTGACATAATGAATCGTTGGATCTCCGCCCCTAGAAATGGAAGGTTTAATTTCCATACTTGCACAATGATCTATTAACCATGCTATTTTTTCATAGTCTCCATACGGAAATCTAATCATACCTTTTTTCATCTGCTCATATAATTCGCCAATATAATAATCTCTTTCAAAAACCAATTCTTTTGGAAATGAATCAGCAGAGAATTTTACATAACCATTAACTTTAGGATGAGCGCGAGAAACTAGATATTTATCTCCATATGAATTATGAAGAATGATAGAGAAATCGTTAGAGTATCCAATATCTCCGATCGCCAGATTTACAGAGTATTGTCTCATTATTTGGTCAATAACCCCCTTTTTACTTTCTGGGTCATTGCGTTTGAATTTTGTTGCAAACTCAATTGATAATAATCCTGGACCCTTAGCAACCAATACTACTGCGGTACTGTATGATTGACCGCCTTTAGATTTTTCTGGATCAGCCAATTGTTCTAAATCAGCCCTAGCTCCATAGTCAATTCCAACAACAACTATTTGTTCTTCGCCAGGTAAAATCTTAGGTCTAAATTTTCTGCCAAAATCTGCACAAAATTGTCTAATTTCTTCTGGAGTGATCGGGCTAGAATCTCCTTGAAAGAACTCTCCTAGAACTTCGTTCTGATAAACTCTTTCAGTATTAACTGGGTGCTTGCCTGGTTTTTCATTCATAATGTCTTCCTTAGTAAAAAAAGGCATGTATAACTGATTAATATGAAAACCAATCAAATCAGACTCAGATTCTGGTCTTGAAGAAATCCATTTCCCTCTTTCTGCCGCATCTCTTTTGTCTTGCTGATGATTACAGTGAGTACATTGGACGGTAAATCCAGTAATCCAAATTTTTTCCCAATCATCTGATCCGGGCGTATAAAGTGGGAAATGTTTGCCACACTTTTCACAACCCAAATAATAATATTGCTGAGTTGACATTGCCCATCTCTTATAAAACCCCGAACCTTTTTTACGAGGAGTTCCAAAGAATACTTGGATTCCTTTATTACCATATTTGGCAGTGGTTAAAATTTTAAGAGCATTACCAATGGCTTGATCAGATGTTTTTTGAACTTCATCAAAGAAAATTCCATCAGCAGTATTATGTGTAGCAATATATTTTTTTGTAACTAAAAATAAATGAGAAGGGCTATCTACAGTAATACACCTCATTGGAATTGGATTTATTTTTTTAATATCTGTAATGAATCTATGGGTGCTTTTTGTTGAAATATTATTTTTTATTCTATCTAATTTTCTTTTCATGCGAAAAACTGGTAAATTTGTGATAAATCTAATTCTATATTTATCAGCGTATTTTTTTCCATATCTTTTGCTATCTCTTTTATAAAAATATGCTTTAATACCTAAGCTTAATACTAAGTCATAAACTTGTTTCGCTAAATCCTCACGTACTTGTACAAATTCTATATTTCCATTTTTATCACAATGCCCGTCAGTATCTAATAAACCTTGTAATAAAGCAAGCCTTTGATTAAAGGAACTTTTCATATAAATTTCTGGAATATATTTTTTATATAGATTATGCTCTATATTCTTGCCATTAACCAATAAATTAAGAGATCTTAATTTTGTAGTTAATCCTTTTATTCTATATGAGCATGATTTTGATGGTATTGAATTAAAATTTCCTATATGATTTATTGAAGATTTAATTACATGATATTCATATCCATTAAAAATTTCTGGATCTGCTGACTCAATTCTACCATTGCCATCACCATTTCCTAACCATAATCCAAGTAAATATGGATCTAATAATAAATTTTTATCAGAATAATTAAGTGGTTTAGTACACAAAATTGAATGATTTGCTTCACCAGATTTTTTTAATGTTTCGAATAATTCTTTAGTATTTTTTACTGTTGGTTTTCTTTTTTTATTACGATCTGATTTAGTATACGTTAACCATAAATGATCTGCGCAAGCATCTATTGTCGTATCATCATCAAAAGTAATTTTATATGATTCGGGATTAAAATCTATAGGATGTAATTTAGTAACAGTGCAAATATTTCCATTTTCATCAAATAGTTGATCTCCTTCTTTTAACTCTTTTAATTTGACGAATCCATTTATTGTAGGAATATCAGTCTCAAGAGATAGCATTCGCCCCATGATACGGTCAGCATCAAGCCCAGTAGATTCAATCCATAAATGGTTTCCTCCAATGAATTGTTTAAAATGCAACGAATCATTTGTAGTAGTAGATTGATCTAACAATGTTTGCATAAATGTTTTTGGTTTGGCGCCCTTTTTATCAGTATCTGAATTGATTGCTACAGATGAATTAATCATTTGATTAAGCTTAGTTTTTGAATAAGCAGCAGCCAATTCCAATTGAGGAAATGTATGAATAATACGAATGGGCGGTTTATCGCCAACTCCAAAAAGACCTGAACCCATGAAATACATCTCAAGAACGCTTGCCATAGTGGTTGCTCCCACCTGACGTCCTTTAACGATGATTATGGGCTTAGAATTTGGCTCTAAAGCTTTAATACCAATGTAACGATAAATGTCTGCAAATGGTCGATAACCATTTCCATGTAAACGAAATGGCTTGCCATCTAATGTTAGATATTTCTCAGCGAAGCTGACTGGGTCCAAGGACAATAATTGTTGTTTTAGTTTTTCAAATAAATCTTTATCGGTTGCTGCCGACGAATTTATAGTTGGCATATAAAATGCTCCTTATATCTTGGCGGGATTCAAGGCATAAAAAGCATCAGTGTTTGTTGGATCAATATCCAAGTTGTTGTTAGAATCACTCTTGCCTAAATTTTGACTCTCTTCATTACGCGCGTGAATTCTCTTTTCTTTTAAATTGAGACCACTAACATAAATAATAAGATCATCACCATCCCATAATTTATCATCAGAAATATCATTATGATGAATTGATTTTACTTTTTCTATAATTGCAATTACAGGAAGGTTGCCTTTCGACTCCCTAACAATATTGTCAATGGTTTGAACAATATTTTTATTTTTCTTTAATAATGCAGGTAATTGTTCCTCTTCTGCGGAAGCCGTCTTTGTCTGTCCTCTATCACCTTCTTCTGATAATGTGACTTTACTCAAATAAGCTGTTAAACCGCTTCTATTCTTCATATCTTCAACAGCTGCTTCGACAGAAGTATATTTTGGCTTACCATTCATAATAGTGGTTATCTGCTCAAACAATGAACGATCTACAGCGCGCGGTTGCACGGCTTCTTTTTGCATTTTTTCAAATTGTTTTAACCAATGATCTCCTTCTATCGACTCATCAGCCTGTCTAGAAATTACCGATTGGTGCCTGACATATTTTGACATTAGTTATCCCTTGAAGTTTTGATTCCAGTCCATTCCATCTTCTACTTCGATATCATCATCGGGCATAAAACCCCTATCTTGACGAAGTGGATATCCCATATCTGCAAGAAGCTGCATAGTTTCAGCCTGCTCTCTTTCAGTAAGTTTATATCTCTTAACTAGTCTATTATAAGTATCTTCAATGTCATGACCGGCAGAAACAGCGCTATTTACACAAATTCTAGCAATTCTAGAGATGAATAATGGTGCCATAATGTAAATACCACTAACTCCGGTAACTTTTTGAGCCTCTTTAACAAGAGAAGAAGTTTCGGCGTCGGCTTTTTTGCCCTTTCTTTTCTTTTTCTTAGTATCTTTAACCTTATTAATTCGGTCCTGAAGCATATCCAAACCTTTTTCGATCTGAGATCTTACATGCTCTATTTGGTTAGAGTCTAACTCACCATCCAAATCAAGTCTCATTGCTTTTGAAATCTCATTATCTAATCTCTCAAGATAAGAGGACGCCCTCTCCAGCCCGGCGGTATCATAGCCGGAATGTCTTGGAACATCTCCCAATCTCTCTTTAACCCAAGATAAAAAGCCCTTGGCACCTTTGGATTCCCAGTCCCACTTGTCATTCTTCTTGGACTTGCGAGCATCGTTATTGTCTTCTGTCTCGTCCTCTTTATCGTCTTCATCATCTTCATCATCTTCATCAGTGACAACAATTGCTTCTTGAGCAGCTACGTTTGGATCAAAATCAGGAGCGCCCAATAATTGACCATCCAAATTAACTTCTAATATCAAATTTGGCTCTCCCGCTTTTGGGTCATCCACCGTAATAATTGGTTCATGAGACTCAACAACCTCAATTGGAGCCTCTTGGATTGCGGGCATAGGAGGCGTAATTGGAACCAAGTGAATTGGTCCACCCATTCCCTGTTGTTCATCAACAATTATTTGTGCTGTTGTCTCTAACATTGATACCTCTAAAGCTACGAATTTGTGCTTATATACATTATTATGTAATAATAGTCATTGTTAATACGACATATTATCGTAAATAGTGGTTCCTGATTCGGATTTTCCATATGGATTATCCGTTACTCTATCTAATCCATCTTCTCTAGCATCCATGCCTTCAAGACCATCAGGAAGTCCGTAAAAAGGCTCTTCTCCATAATTTAGATATTTTTCCAATAAAGACTGTAAGTAATCATGCATATCTTCTTTATTTTCAAAAGAATAATCTCTGCCATAATTTAACTCGGAAGGTAATTTACCTTCCTCATCTGGTCCAGGAAGATATTCATCTAAATTGCCGCCAATCTGAGCAGCTCCAGATACAGAAGAATCATCTTCTTTTATCATACCAGAATTTATCTGGTCATCAATTGGGAAATCTATATTATTTACATCTGAACAATTATAGCACGAATCAACTTCAATGGTTTTCTTTGGACCGGGGCATCTGCATGTTGTTATTTTTCCGCAGTTCTTACAATGTTTATTAAAATGTTCTCCAGCTGTTTTAACTAATCCAGTTAGTATTTCCATTCTTGCTTTAATTTTCTTTTGAGATTTGGTTAAAGAACCATCATCTTGAATCCAAGAATCATCTGCTTTATATTTATCCTTTAATTTTTTACGCCTATCTTTTAAGAAATCAGATATGCTCTTATAATTTTGCATAGAATGCCAGCCCGCTCCTGGTCCATGTTTTGGATGGTCGGTTATACCTGGCGCATTATATAAGTCATAATTTCTATATAAAGGCTCTTCAAAACGAGGCTGTACTACAATAGCAGGCTCCGCTTTGTATTTTCTTTTTCCTGGAGTTGGCTCTTCTGTTCCTTGAAAATATCCTTTTTTATTTGGCAACATTAATGTTCCCCTTTACATGTTTAGCATAATATGGTCTCATTGGCTCTGTAATTGGAACATAATTCCATAAACCCATTTGTGTTAATAAATAACTTGCTTTATCAGCATCTTTTGCAAATGCTTCATTTAATTTTTCCGCAAGTGACTTCTCAGAAGATATTTTGATAGAGTCAGGATTTTTTTTAACAAATTCAATGATGGGTTTATCAACATCAAAATCTAACTTAGCTGCGAGATAAATTGCTCTCACCACTCTATTTTTATTTGATGTCAATGTTATTTCTGGAGCTAAACAAGTTTTTATTTTCTTTTCTTTTAGATCAGCAAATGCTCTTCCTGTAGGATCATATACCGTTTTCAAATCAAAATCTAACAATAAAGCATTGCAAGTAAAATCTCTGCTGAATATTTCTTTTTTTATGTCCGATGGATTTTTAATGCCCATTTTTGCAAGAATTTGCTCTATGTTTGGTACAATAAAATTGGATGAAAAATCCAACTTAAATTGACCTATATAAATAGAGCTATGACCGTCTGACATTGTTTTTCTAACTATATTATATTCCCTTTTGAATTTTTCAGCAAATTCTTGTGAAAGATAATCTATAGTATTATCACCGGTGGTGATGTCCAAATCTGATAGATCTTTTAATCTATCCAAATACCTATCTCTGGGCGTACCTCCGCAAATATACGGCTTAGAAGAGCCAATACTTTGTTGAACTTCCAATATTTGTTGCAGCAATTCGCGAAGTTTCATTTATCCCTTAAACTGCTGGTTTTGGAGGAGGCGGTGCAGGAGGTGCAGGAGGTGACGGAGCTTCTGGAGCTAAATCTTCGGCAACCTCTATTTCTGGAGTTTCCTTTGACTTCTGTTCTAGCTCTTCATTCTCCTGTTGCTTTCTCATTTCTTTTCGAACCTTTTCTTTATCAGCATCCTGCTGAAGTTTGTTCTTAACGGCATCCACTTCTGGATTTTGTTCAACTTCATTTCCCTTCAAATCAATATCATGAGTGGTCATGGCTCCACGAAGTTTAGAAATGATATCTTCAATACGAGTAGAAATATAGTTGTTAGACTCTAACGCCTTATTAGTGGCTTCTGATAAAGATGGAAAGAAAGAAGCTAATCCAAGACTATCTAACATCATATCAACAATAGCTAATTGTCTTGGTATTTCTCTTGTTTTGAAAACCTTGGCTAAATCTTCTAGTTTAATAACAACATCATCTACGGTAATATTAGCGAAAACAACATCTATTTTTGAATCGAAAGATTCTGGAGATTTTGTTGTAGGCTGATTTGGAGATGGAGATTTATTTTCTGTAACCTCAATTGGAGCTTCTTCTGGAACTTTTGATGGCGATGTAGCTTCTGGAGGTGGCGTCATTTCTGTTGGAGGTGGTGGCGCCTCTGGCGCTAACTGAGCTTCAACAACAATATCTCCCGGATCTTGGACCTCTAAAATATCATCTACTGATCCTTTATCAGCCGATAATCCTTTATTAAGATTTTTCATGAATTGATTGATACCAACAGAAGTTGTTTTTGTTGGGGTGGGAGGATTATTTGGAGCACTATCCGGAGGATTTTGAGGCATTCCTGGTCCAGTTGATGGTAATCCACCAACAGACCCACTTCCTTGCATTGGTGGGGCAGGGGAGGCGGGAGGAGGCATTTTATTGCTTTGTGGAGACTTTTTTGGATCTTGTGGCTTGTTAGGAACAGGTTGCGCTGGCTCGGGGGCGGATTGTAATTTTGTATCTTCCTCCGCAATTGAATGTAAAGCTTGCGCAGCTTTGTAAAAACCATTTTTTGACAAAATGTTTGCTTGTCTCACAATTAAATCTTCGTAAGAACGAGTAGATAAACTTTTCTTATTAATCAATTGAATTCTTTTCTTTAAATCATAGATTGCGTCTAATAATGATTCAAGCTCTTTCCCAGAAAACAATTGACCATCATCTGATCTTAATAATTTTTCAGCAGAATCAAGCCTGCCAATTATTTTATTTCTTTGTTTTTCGATGAGTTCTTTTCTGGAAGAATCTCCATCTACTGGTAGATCTTTACTAAAATCTATGTCTGTTGTGGGGTTTGATTCTTCGCGATTTCTTCCAATAGGAAGCATATATCCCCTATCAGCATCGCCATAGAAGAACTGAGCAAACTTATATTTCAAATGAACCCCTTCCTGGTAGTATCTTACCCAATTCATAAAATCAAAGATTTCCATCTCGCGCCATCCTCTTGTGGCTTGAGCGATAGCTACTTTTCTATCCACTCCTTGATGTTCGCTGGCAAGAATATCTCTAATTGCTGTTAGCCATTTTTCAATATTATGCTGACCCGGAATGTGCATGTATTGACTATCATTATTTGGATAGGCAGTTACATCATCTAAAGCGGTCTCCATATCCACCGGAGAACCCTCTCTAGTTTTAATTTTTTCTAACCACTTCAACATATTTTTTATTTGAGGGCTATCTAGTAAAACAGCCAGCTCTTCCTCACTATATGGTTTGATATAGTCTGGAATTTTAACTTTTTCTAATGATTCTACGTTTACCGGATCGGTAATATGAGATATTTTGGTGCGCTCTTTGTTACTCATGGTTATTACTCGTTTATCTTCTTATTAATAGTTTCACTGAGAATTTTAGCATCAGCCAAACGATCCTCATAAGATTGACTATCTGGAGATGGCATTTTTAATCTGCTAATTCTTTCATTAACTTTTTCCATAAAATGCAAAGATTTTTCGTTATCAAATTCTGCAATTACTTCTTTTAAAGCATTATGTAAAATTGAAACCTGCTGATCCACAATTTGAATGGCAACATTATGTTGAACTATTTGATCAGATTTTTCTTCAGTAAATTTATAATACCTATCAAGTAATGTGCCAAGAAGCTCACCATACTCTTTTAACATACGATCAACGCGGGTATTGATATTTCTAGGATCAGATTGAATTTCATCGAATACTTGTGCAAATCTAATCTCGATTGCTGCACATAATCTAGATACCATCTGACGTACATCTAAATTTTCACTTGCTATTTCAATCATCTTACTATTATATGTAGGATTGCTTTGAACAGCTAACTCAAGCTGATCTTCAATCGATCCCGTCTTAGTTAATGCGGCTTTAGTTTTGGAAATGTCTTCCAGCATATAATTATACATATCAAGATAGTTGTCTTGAAATGACTTAATAGATTTTTCAGAGATAACGAATTTTGATTCACTTACATTTGTATATTTAAGGGCAAGCCAATCGTGAATGTCTTTGGTAGGCGTACCAATGACCAATTTAGATATAATTTCATCCTTGTCGGGATGTTCCAATATTTTTTTGAATGACGTTTTGTTCATAAACACCCACATAGATGCAAAAAAATTGGCTTGCTAATAGCAAGCCAATTAAGATTATATCAGAATTTTGATTAATTTGAACCTAATCTACCTTCTCTAGTGTCAAATATGGCTTGTTCTTGAATTCCTAATCCTTTTGTCTGTTCTGAAACATCGCCTCCAGGAACTTTACTACCATTAATTAAATCGAATCCAGTATCGAAATTATATGTTTTCTTATCTAATTCACACTGCCAGACATGCTCACCAATACGGTAAATTTGTGTACCAGGATGATCTGGGCAATATCTTGTGCTCAATGGAGCCTCAAGTATTCTATATTCTTTTGTCATATCACTTTTATCAATTGCTTTTTTAGTATCAGCTATTTTGTTAGTGTCTTCTAAATTTTTACGAGGAGTTTCGTACTTCCTTTTTATTTCGTCTATTTTTTTCTCATCGGCAGCTTTTTTATTAGCTAATGTTTCTGGATTTGCTGCAATTGTTAATAATAATTCGTCAATAACTGATGCTTGTTTTTTGAGATTAGGGTCGTCTGACGAATCAAGCGCACTGGCTAAATTAGCCAATTCTTCTAATGATTCTGGCGTAATGTGAGACTCTTCTGGTGGTTCGATATTATCAACATGTTCGGCGGCAACTTTGAGAGTCTTCGCAGCCGATACACAAGATTCAGCAACAACTTTTAAGCATTCATCATCATATTCTGCCAAAAGTAAAGCTTCATTATTTGGGCTTTCAAGCCATGAAGCAATAGCGTATAACATTTCTGCAATTCTCATTGTAACTCCAATTAAACATCAAATTCAGCCAACACATCATCGATATCTCTGATGCCAGCTATTACTTCGTCTTGAATTGCCTTTGGTACTTTGCTCCAAACCCTTCGCTCATCTGCACTGAGATTTTGAATTATTTCCCTGACATTTTTCTTAGGCTTAATCCTATTGATTGGTTCTGGAGAACCCATCATTTTCTCATGTCGCGCTGATTCTTCGGCATCTTTCAATTTTTTGGTTTGTGTCAATCTAAGTGCAACTTCCGATAATTTAGCCAAAGTAGTTCTACTTAGTATCTTATTATTCGGTCCCACACTTTCATCTTTTTCTGGTTTTTTTACATCAGCTTTAGGAGCTGACAAATAAGCTCTAAATACATCGCTTAATAATTTTTCAGAAGATTGTGAAAATTCATAGGTTGTTTGATCTTCTACCGGAATAGCAATATACTTGTTCCAAGTATTTATATCTGGCAATAAACCTAGTTTTCCTAAGTTTAACTCTTCTGAGAATAATCTCAAAATCATTTCTTTTTCATGATTTTCTAGATTCTTAACTACCCTACTTGTATCTCCGACCGTAAGCTTTTCTTCTAACAATTTGTCAAGGACATTACTATCAACAAGACCATGAGAAGATAATCTCTTCAAAATATCTAAAACGCCAGTTTTTTGAGGATTTCTTAGCAAGCGAGCCAATATATCAAAAGTATGAGTTAACTTACCATATTTGCTCTCTAACTCTCTTTTTGCCATAGGATTAAGACGAGTTCTATCATGATATCCACCCTGAGTGGTATAATAGTCTCCAAAAATTTCCATCAAATTTAAAAACTTTGCCCTTTCAATTCCCCATTTATCTGTTCCTGCAGACGTTAACTCAGAAATAATTGACCTAGCAAGTTCCAAGGATGGATTAATTATGTCCTCAATAGATAGTTCATCAAAATTATTATCTAAATATAAGACAATTGATAAAATTTGTTTACAATCTTTAATTCCTTGTTTGGCTCTTTCGCCAAATTCTGCCAAAGGATCTTGTGGAAGCGTAAAACCAGCTTCTCTTAGTTCTTTGGATCCTTTGACAACTTTAGCCATCATGGAAATGATTTGTTTGAGATCAATTTTAGCGGTTTCTCTGAAATCATTAAAATCTATCTCTGCGTAATTTTCATCTCCCGCTATGGCGATTTTTAGCGAGAATTTTCGAGCTAACTTATACATATCCATGATTTACCCAAAAATCTTGGAGTTATTGAAAACTGCGCCTTCGTAGGTGTCTTCCATATCTCTTCTATAAAGGGGGCGACAGTTGCCTTGTTTATCCTGATAAACTTTATGAAGTGGAAGTCCAGTATGACCACAGACTGGGTGCTTGCTAGATGCGCTCTTAATCTGCATTGAACAACAAGTCTCCGCCTCCGTTTTATGCTCACTTAATCCATTCATATAAACACTGAAGCCGGCAGCATAAGCTTTTTCATCGCCCATAGTAGATAATACATTGAGAGCATCTTCTGCTTTAGCATAGTTGCTAGAAGCAAGCGCCACCCTAATGTTATTAATTAAATCACTTGATTTCAATCCAAACTGAGGAGAAGCCGCTGCTGCAACTTTATAATCAGTTTCATTATTTATGTATAATTTAGTAATAGAGTCTTTTGTAAAAGAAGATAACGAACCATTACAGATCATAACGGTAGGAGAGCTGACCTTGCCATTAGCCATCTTAATTGGCACAGTAAAAGCAGTTTGCCCAGCATCAAGAGCCACGCCATAATAAATGGTCTTATCATCACTGCCAGTGACAGTGATTTGAGGATTTTTATATCCAAAAGAAGTTAATGATCTAGCAATTACGTCTCTTGCAATTTTTACTTTATCTTCTCCAAAACTAAAAGAAGCTACCCCATATGGTGATGCAAAATTCTTTTCAAAAGAAACAAACTCATCATATTTTGGAAGCTCTACATCTTTAACAGATGCTTCTGAAATTTTTTGACCAACTATCTGATTCTGGAAGAATTCAGATTGTCCTTGTCTCTTGGCATTAAGACGAGTAGCTGCAATTTCAGCATCACTAACTACTCTATTTTCGGAAGCAGCCTTAGTAATAGCTCCTAAAATAGCACCAGCAGTAATTGCTAATTTTTTACCAGCAAATGCTTTAACATAAGACTTAATGTTAGTATTATTCAAATCCGTAGGACCAGCATTTCCAATAAAAGCATTGGCTTCAGCAGGCTTATTATTAACAATTTCGATCGGAACCAATAAACTAGTAACTCCTTTTGGAGTATCATAATCTGCTTGAATAACTAAAAACTTTTCATTTCCAGCAGAAACCGCTAAACTATTTGGTCTTAAATTCCAAGCATCTAGGGTTGATGCAACTGATTTAAGCGCTTTATCGGCTAGTGGCTGAGAATAAGTTTTTAATGGAATAGAAGAATCAAATAGGTTATTTAATGCGTTGGCAAGAATCTGATCATCTACTTGATAAGGCTGAACATTAACTGCCTCTTCACGAACGGGAGTTACTTCTGGAGCCTTTTCTG